CCCGTGAGCTGATGCAGACGCTTTCGCGCGGTCTGGTCCGCGGCGACTCGCTCGACCGCATGACGAAAGAGTTTGCCAAGCGCATGGGCGTGTCTGAGAGCCGCGCGGCGGTGCTCATCCACACCGAGAGCGCCCATATGGCGGCTGAGGCTGCCGAACAGGGCTATCGGGAAACAGGTGTCCAGTCCTATCGGTTCGAGGCAGCACTCGACCTCAAGACCTGCTCAGTGTGCGGCGCTCTGGATCAGCGCGAGTTTCCGCTTGCGGAGCACGAAACCGGTATCAATTATCCGCCGCTGCATCCGCGCTGCCGGTGTACCACCGTTCCGGTGACGGAGTTCCGGATCGGCAGTAAGCGTGCCGCCAGAAATCCCGCGACCGGCAAGACCGAGTATGTCGAGAAAGGTATGACATATGAGGAATGGCATAAGAAATATGTTGAAAACGACCCGGAAAGTGCTATACTGGAATTGAACAAGCGCGAAACAAGCGCACTGCAGAAGTATGTCAGTGCGGCCAGCTATTCGCTAAACGATAAGCTGCGCCGAGGTGAATCGCTCAGCGAAGCGGAACAGCGCTGGACGAAACGGCTTGACAAGGCGCTGGATAAACTTCCAGTGTACGAGGGAACGGTATATCGTTCTCTGTCCAGTGACATGATACCGGATAAAGCTGCTTTTCTGGCAGTGCATGAGGTTGACGCGATCGTTACATACGACGCATACACGTCTACTTCTACGGAGGTATATGACTCGGATATGGATATTCAGCTGGTTATTCAGAGTAAGACCGGCAGAGATATGCGTGGTATCAACACAATCGAAAAGGAAATCCTTTTCAAGAGAGAATCGCGTTTCATTGTTGACAGAAAGGAGGGCAATACCATATGGCTGACAGAAATTTAACCTTTGAGAACTTCAAAAGGCTGTCACCCGAGGAACGCAGCAGGCGATATGAAGAACTGTCCGATCATGACAAGTTTCTGGCACGCTGTTCGCAGCCGTCGGGCGTTCATGGTGTGCTGTGCAATACCTGTATCCACCGAAAGCGGGTATGCTGCAAGGCGTTTCCGGATGGTATCCCGGGCGAGCATATGAATAAGTTGGAGGAAAACCCGGCAATCGAATGTGCACCGGGCGTTCACTATC